TAATTCAAGCTGGTACGATTGATGATGATGGAATGAGGCACTCTGCTAAAGTAGCCTGGAGAGCACTCGCTAACTTACAAAAAGAAATAGAGAATGATAAAGATAAATGGTTTAAACAACAGTATAACAGAAACAGAGATCCGAAAGACCATATAAAATGATATTACAACAACTAGCCAAAAGAAATGACGAATGGATTAAGGTTGCTTTTTCAATCTGCAGGGATGAGCATATGGCTAAAGAGATGGTTCAGATAATGTATTTTAGAATGTTAAAATATGTTAGTGACACATCTAGAATTATGATAGATGGAAAAATAAACAAGATCTATATTTACGTGACTCTTAGAAATATATTCTACAAAATGAAGAATGATAAAAAGAAAATCACTAAATATGAATTTAAGGAGTTTGATACATTTGATGATTCTTTTGATACTACTAAGTATAATACAGATTTAACTTATTCTTATGAGGATCAGATTGATGCAAATAAAATGGAACAAGCCAATGAAAAGATTATGAAGATGATAGAAGATGAAATAGAAACCTGGCACTGGTACGATAAGAAGTTGTTTAGACTATATTACTATACAGATTATAGTTTAAGAGATATAGCTAAAAAAACAAATATATCTTTAACAAGTATATTTAATTCCTGCAAGAATTACAAACAAATTATTGCAGAAAAGTTTGGAGAAGACATAACAGATTTTTTTAATAAAGATTACGATAAAATATAATATTATGAAAGAACCAAAAGATAAAAGAACAAAAGCGTACAAAGAATGGAAAAAGAAATTTGACGCTAAAAACGAAAACAAGTCTGAAGGACTTGGAGATACTATAGAAAAAATAACTGAAGTAACAGGAATCAAAAAAGCTGTAAAGTTTTTAGCTGGAGAAGATTGTGGGTGTGACGAGAGGAAAGATAAACTAAATAAGCTTTTTAGATATAATAAAATGGAATGTTTAACAGAAGACGAATATGTGTTTTTAGATGATCTGTTTAAAAGTAAAAAGAAAACTATTCCTGCAGCTATAGTTAGCAGATGTATAAATATTTACAATAGAGTATTTAATGGCAAACAAAGAGGAACAAGTTGTAGTTCTTGCTTTGTAAATAATATATACAAACCTTTGAAAAAAATGTATGAGGCTTATAAATAAAGAAGAAGACCTGTTTAAATATTTAAGATTAAATTACTTTCCTGACTTAGTAAAAGCTAGAAAGAGAATGTCTAAGTGGGATTGTTATTCTATTGATAATAAATATAGAATAGAACTTAAATGCAGGACTAGACATTACAATACTTTGTTATTAGAAAAGATAAAGTATGATGCAATGATTAAAACTTGTTCTGAACACAGAGACACTCCTTTATATATTTGCAGTACACCTAAAAATGTATACTGCTTTAATTTATATACAATTGAACCTAGTTGGGAAATAAACTACAGAAACCCTGCTACAACTTATTTTAGTAATAAAAAAAAGGTAGCTAAAGAAGTAGCGTATTTAGATGTAATAGACGCAACAGTATTATGAATTGGTATTATAATTTTTCTAGAGAAGAGTTCGATCATTACGAAGTAACTTATTATATAGTAGAGAATGAATATAAGATTATTTGATGGAACTGTTTGGTCTCAAAAAGATCTGCTGGATAAAATGAATGATAATTCTTTTTATTACGGTTATCTTGGCGTTAATTGTTTATCGTCTAGTTCTATTAAAAAACTTGTTAATGGGGTTGATGACTATCTTTTCGAAGATAATAAATTTGATCCAAATTCTAAGCCATTGAGAGATGGTAGATTAATTCACGTTACAATATTAGAGAGTGATAAGATTGATGAGTATTATGATTTTGTAGATGTTTATTCTAGAAGAAATAAACAATATAAAGAAGTAAAAGAAACAAGTCAAAAGGAAGTAATGTTACATAAAGAAAGGTTATGGGCTGAGGATTTAAGAGAAGCAATAATGCAAAACTCTAGAGCAGAAGAATTAATTCAACACGGTCAGTGTGAAGTTCCTGGTATAAATTATATACAAGGCTTGCCTTTTAGAGGCAAAGCCGATTGTTTAAATTCAGATAGAGTTATTGATTTAAAAACTACCAGTGATATTGACAACTGGGATTATAATAAATATTTTTATGGTTATGATATTCAGGCTTATTTATATTGTGAGTTATTTAATAAAGATAAGTTTGAATTTGTAATCATAGATAAAAGAACTAAAAAAGTAAAGACAGATATAGCAGATGACTATTTTATCCAATCAGGAAAAGAGAAAGTTGAGAAGGCAGTTAAAAATTATATTAGATACTTTGGATTCTAAACATCCTGTAACTCAGTTGTATTTTAGATTGACTTGTAATGATATTATAAACGGAGCAAATGATAAAGATATCAATGTTAGTTTGTACTTTTTTGAAGAGCTTGAACTTTATGAAGAATGTTTAGGAATAGATTTAGCTAGGAAATTCACAAATTTTTTTATATTTACTATACTTATAAATAATTATTATGAAAATATCGCAGATACAAAACTACGTAGAGAACTATACTGAATTAGATCTTACAACAAACACTAGAGAAAGAAATCACGTTTATGCTAGGGCAGTTTATTTTTACCTCTGTAAAAAATATACAAAAACTAGTATAGTTAAAATTGCAAAATCAGTAGGCAGACATCACGCAGCAGTAATTCATTCTATGAATAATACAATAGAAGAAGTATTTATGTATGATCAAGGATTAAAAGCTTTATGTGATAATTTTACTAAAGTATTTGATGAAAGGACTTTTGAGATAAATGAAACTAAGGTAGATATTATTAACGAAAACGTTGATATTAAAAATGAATTAGCTTTTATAAAATCATCTTTAATTTATAAAGCAATGAATAAAATACCTGATGGTAAAGTCTACAAAGTTCTTGATTTTATTGAAGAGTTATCTAATGAACCAAAAATAAATAAATCAAAAGGTCTTAAAGAATATGCTGGATATAGTTCTGTAGACGCTTATTAAATGCCAAAAAAGAAAAGGTGTAATCCAAGATATGATCTCAATGCAATTAGTTGGTGTTTCAATAATGGTTACAAAGCTTATCCAGTTCCTATTCTTCCTACACAAAAAACATTTAGAATTATTCTTGAATATAAAGGACAAAAGAAAGAATCAAAAGAAATATATGGTAAAACAGAATGGAGTGATAAAATCTGGGAACTATATGAATTAATTTATGATCAGAAATGCCTAAGAAAAAACCAGTAAGAAAATATATGAAGTCTACAGATGGTAGAAAGAATAATGGTCAGAAGCGAGGAGACGCCATTTTAAGGCGTTCTCTGAGCACTCCAACCAAAATCAATAAGGCTATGAAGGTCAGGTCAAAACTGTTAGCTACAAAGGCTATAAAGGATGTTTATGGATCTGAAGAAGAGTTCTGGGTTATGGTTGCTGAGAATGCTAAGAACTCACAGTTCGATAGAAAGATGATAGCCGAGTACGTTTATGGTAAACCTGGAGAGAATTTAGATATTACAAAAGGAGCTGAGAATGTAGATATATCTATTATGAATTTCTTTCAGGGCACTCCAAAGATAGAAGAAAATACAATTGATATAGATGAAGACACCGAAGCTGAATGATAAATATCAAGCCTTTGGAAATGACTCCAGGTATTTTATTATAACAGGCGGTAGAGGTTCTGGTAAGTCTTTTGCTGTCAATGTATTCTTATTACTGTTGACTTATGAAAGAGGTCATAAGATATTATTTACTAGATATACAATGGTATCTGCAGCTTCATCTATTATTCCAGAATTTATTGAGAAGTTAGAACTTATGGGAGTGAGCGAAGACTTTAGAATAACTAAAGACGAGATCACTAATATTAAAACAAAATCTAGTATATTATTTAAAGGTATACGTACAGCTTCAGGAAACCAGACTGCATCACTTAAATCCTTAAACGCAATAACCACTTTTGTATTAGATGAGGCAGAAGAGCTTATCAGCGAAGATGACTTTGATAAGATAGATCAATCTGTAAGGGTAAAGAATAAACAGAATAGGTGTGTATTAATATTAAATCCAACTACAAAAGAACATTGGATATATAATCGATTCTTTGAGAATAGATATATACCAGATGGATTCAATGGTATCAAAGGAGGTATCACTTACATTCATACAACTTACCTAGACAATAAAGATAATTTATCAGTATCGTTTTTAAATCAGATACAAGACATAAGAAGAAGAAGACCAGAGAAATATAACCATCAGATTATGGGAGCCTGGCTTGAAAAGCAAGAAGGTGTTATATTTAGAAACTGGAGAATAGGAGAGTTCAATGAGAACTATGATGTTTACTATGGTCAAGATTTTGGATTTAGTATTGATCCCACAGTTCTTGTAAAATTAAGTATAGATAAAAAAGGTAGAAGAATATTCTGTAAAACAATGTACTGCAGAGCTGGGTTATCAACAACCCAGATCGCAGATTATAATATTAGATATGCTGGTCCTCATTTAATTATATGTGATAGTTCTGAACCACGTCTGATCAAAGAGGTAAAGCTTAAGGGAGTAAACATAAGACCTACCGTTAAACGCAGTGGGTCTATACTTACTGGAATTGCTTTACTACAAGACTTTGATTTAATTATAGATCCTGATTCTACTGAACTTATTAAGGAGCTTAATAATTATGTTTGGGCAACTAAAGGTCAAACAAAACCTGTAGATAAATTTAACCACTGTATTGATGCGATCCGCTACGCAGCTCAATACGCTCTAGAAGGATTTAACAAAGGTTCTTACTCTATTCGTTAAACGCAATAGGGTCTATAGGTTTTATGGATATTAATATTTCTTGACATAACTCTTGAGGTATTTTGCTTCTTTCGTAATTTCCTTTTAATCCTTGCGTTCCTGTTCTGCTACCTCTTGGAGCGGGTTCGTGATGACAATTTTTATTTCCATTATGGCATTGAGGTCTAGGTTGCCATCCATTCAAATTATCTTCTGATTTTAAGTTGTTTGTCCATATGTCTGTAGGTTTGGCTCTTTTGTCTCCATAAGTGCAATACCATATGGTTGTTCTTGGTAATTGTTCCATAAAATCTAGTTTTCTTAATTTACCTCTTGGGTTTTCAATAAACCAATATTTAGGTTGTATTTTATTAATTATATCAATAGTTTTTTTTACTATTTTTACTCCAAGCACTGCGTCTTTTGTTTTTGGCGTGTTGTCTTTGTTCCAATGTTTACCAATACTTGCAACACTGAAATAAGTACAAGGAGGAGATGCCCAGATTAAATCTGGCTTGAATGGTATTTTGTTTATATCAAATTCTAAAATATCTACTACATAATCTATATTTTCAAAACTATTAATATCTGAACTAAACACTTCGTAACCTAAACTTTCAGCAGTTTTACCTATAGATCTACTGCCTGCAAATAATTCTAAGACTTTCATTTTCAATTATAATTTAATAATTCTTAAACGCAGTACCCTCTTAAACGCAATAGGGTTTGCCGATTTCAAAGTTAACAATTTCTTAACATTAACTTAACACGAAGTTACAAAACGTTTCTTAATATTGGGGTATGGAAAACATAAAAAACATTATTGAAGAAACGAGGTCAGGAGAAATCTTCTCGGCTACGTTTATTAAAAAGGACGGCACACTTAGAAAAATAAAAGCTAGGTGTGGCGTTACTAAAGGAACGAATGGCGTTGGTTTGTCATTTGATCCTTTGACTAAAAATCTGCTTCCAGTCTTTGATATGGACAAGCAAGCTTTTAGAATGATTAATCTTAATACTTTAAAACAAGTAAAGATAAAAGGTAAAACTATAAAATTTAATTAACGTATGAAAGTACAAGAATTTAAAAAAGCAATGCAAGATATATTTGGAGATAGATATATTGACGGAGGCGATTTATCGACTCTGGATCTGACGACTAAAAAACAGGTATCTCAAAAATTAAGAAAAGATGCAAACGATTTAGTTTTTCAGGGAAGCTCAAAACAAAAAGTTGAAGGTTTCGGAATGCTCAAAGTTTTAGATGAGCTAAATTTAGATAACAAAAAAGTAAAATAATTATGGCAACAAGATGTACAATTAAAATAGAAGGCGTAGAGTACGCTAAGATATATAAGCACTGGGACGGATACCCAGAAGCTAATTATATATGGTTAAAAGAGTTTAATGATAGATTCAATAAGGAACGAGGGGATGACTCAAATTATAAGTTTGCTCAATTACTTAGGTTTACTAGTAAGTATGGCGAGGAGTTTCATTTAGATCAATCTGAGTTTACAGGTTGGGGTGTAATTAAATATGATGCGGAATGCTGGGAAGAGTATGAATATTGGCTAACAGACAAAGAGGTGTTAGTTTATAGAGTCGGTTTTGACGAGAAAGATAATCAATACTTAGAAAGAATACAGGAAGATGAAATTCAAAGTATGATTAAAAACTTAAATGAATCATTAGCAAAAAGTGTGTTATGAAAATGAAAGATAAAATAGCTGATCTTGAAAAGCAACTTGAGTCAGCAAAAAAACATACTTACATTTATGATAGCCATACTATGCATTGTTCAGATGGTGAGTTTTATGTAGAATACGGAGACTATCCTGATAGTAAAACTTTAGTTTGGAATGTAGATGATCTGTTTAATAGTTTAAGCTTTATTGTAACACAGGTTACAAAAGAAAAAGCTAATATGTATAAATGGAGACTTGATAATATTAAAAATTCAATAAAAGAGTTATGAGAACATTAGGAAATATATTAAAAAGATTTTTCTGGTCAAACAAAAAGCAATACTGGTTATGCATACCCAGTGAAATGGAAAGTAAAAAAGCAAAAGATCTTTTCATTATGGATACATTAGAGTTTTTAAGTAATAAAATAACTATAAAATGATACATTCAGCAGACATTAAAAGGTTAAAAGACGAGGCACAGCTTAGAGCTGTGATCTCGCAAAGAGATAGCGAAATACAAAAGCTAAAGGATAGCGTTGAAGCTTTAACAATAAAGGTTGAGATGCTCCAGGAATATCTGGCTAATTCAGATGATAAGTATAATTCAAAAACTAATAACAATGAGTAAAAGTAAATCAACATACGTTCACGACATTAACACGCTTGAGGGATCTGAAGGTGAGATATTGTTAGGATATGGATCCGATAATCAAATTGTATTTGAGATTAAAAGTTTCTGGGATTGGCTACCTAGTATAATTCAAGTAGCTGTTGATCAAAAGAAGCTTCAGGGTTTTTATGATAAAGAAGAATTTGGAAGAGCAATTGATAAAATTGATAACTTCTTAAATTTTTCTGATCCTGAAGATAAATCTTAAACGCAATAGGGTAATCATTAAACGCAGTAGGGGTATCGTTAAACGCAGTACCCCTTGCGTTTTTTTGGTAACAATTTCTTAACATAAACTTAACATTAAGAATTTGCATAATTAATTTTTTTTGTATATAGATATTTTTTTGCATCTGTTCAAACTTAGATTTTTAACATTAATTGAATATTGATTTTATTTTAATTTTTGTTAATGTTTAGTTAACATTAATTTAACATTGGTTGTTTATGTTTGTGGTATTAAAAATTAATATTATGATTAAAGAAGCAATTAAAACAAATCTAACTTATAAAGTACCTGCGCGCCTTTTGTCGTCAGGCTTTACAAATGCCAAAACAAAAAAGAATAAATTAAAAACATTTATTTTGTATTTGTCACCGCATA